GCATTAAAACCACTAGGATTGTTTAGTGCCGATTCTGCATTCATATAACCCTTGCCATTTTTAAAGAGCATCTGAATCATTTCACTTAGAGTTGATTTACCTGTTCTTTGTTTACCTACTAAAAAGAGATAAGGTAAAGGTTCTTTAGGTAATTGAAACATACTAGATAACCAAGCCATTAAATAATCAGAACCTGTTTTAAGACCATATTTTTTACAATACGAGTCGTTTGAAACGGTCTCATCAATACCCTTACCTATATGGTCTAGAATATCCAACCAAGTATTATACATACCTCTCTCAGGAACACAAGATAATTCAGCACCATTTTTATTCCACACACGACCTTTAGGAAACTCTTCTCCAAAAGGTATACTAACAATTTCGTGTGGAGCAAGAATTGTTTTACCAATATGTTGTTGTCTTTCATTACCACTCAAATCGGGTAGTATATATTGGACAACTGAATCAACTTCACGGCGAGGATACTCTACCCAATTATCATTTATTTTAATATACCAACCTGCACTAGAACCATTTTGTGTACAATGTCTAACTAAAGCATCTGTACTTAAATCAAGTTCTATATCATTTTTGGCATCATCATAAGGCATAACCTTTAACCACCCTTTAGTAGTTTTAATCCAACCATCAATATGAGTGTCCTCTTTAGTTTGTGCAACTGTAATAGAAACCTTTTTATTTTTCTCTATATAATTAACTACTATACCTCTAAGAGCCAATGCAGGAGGAAAGATAAAATCTTCTATACCTATACTATTTAATGCTTTAGTAACTGAACTTGTTGAATCCACTTCGGCTACATTATTAATGATACTTGAAGTAAAAATATAATTACCTCTCTCATCCATAAGACCACCAAAATAAAGCATAGCAGAATCAAATGATGGTTTAGCATTATAAGATATTCTAGTCCAACCATTTTTATCAGTCTCCCAACAAGAAGACTCATTAGCACCTATACCAAAACGACGAATAGTCCAAGCACCTTTTTTAGTAGGAAAAGCAAAACAGTTTTGAGTGTCATCTTTACCTGCACTAACAGTATCATAGATACCAATAAAACCTAAGTCCTCGTGAGCCTGTTTAAAATCTAATGTATGACCAACCAACATAAAATTATCAGTATCCCACCACCAATAACGAGTAGCTTTACGACTGAACCATTGCATAAGCATCTTATGAGTAGGTTCAATACGACCCTGTTGCAGAGCCTGTAACAATTCTTTTTGGTCAGCACCAACATTAAGTTTCTGACTCTTACGAGACACTATTGATAAATGGTCTTTCCAATTATTAGGGACATTCTTAACTGGCAAATCTGACTCGCCCTTATGCAATAACTGTAATCCTTGAGTACCAATATTCTTTCTATGCCACACCCATAATATACTACCAATACAATCCACACTAGCAGTAAAATTATAACCAACCTCAGCAGACATAAGCCCTAATATTGAGCGAGCCAAAGCTGAATGTTCATTATGATTAGCAGTAGGAAAAGGTTCTTCTAAGAATACATATATATGAAAACCCTCTCCACTTGTAGAAGAGTAAATATCTGCCCAAGGAATTTGTTCTACTGCATTTTTTACATCAGCCATTTCAGTAAGTGATATACCATTTTCGTGATTAGTTATAGAATCAAAATCAAAACCAACCCATCTACTTGCTCTTAATTTCCAATCCCAACCTGTCATACCTATTCCCTCAGTATGCTCAGCCAAATCAAATTGCATATTATTATCATTAAATGTAGGTTCTGTATTAGCATTAAAAGGTATTCTAATATGTTTCCATATAACAGAATCATCATCTTCTTTATGAAAACCTCTCCAAGTCACACCTTTATATTCCCCTACATATTTGACACCATCATCTTGTGCCACATTTACTTGACACTCCATACCACTACGGTATAATTTGGCTAAAGGAGAACTAGATGATTCTAGTAACTCCTTAATAGCTTCTGTTTTTGTCATAGCCACTCCCCTGTAACTGCTCGTGTTAAATAGTTAATACTCTTTTGAATCTCTTTAGACCAATTTTCCCCTTTTTTAATTGATGCTCTTGTAATATGTTTTTGTGCTAAAACCACATTAAGCATAGATTCAGTAGGCACTTCATTTTTAATCATTCTAATTGCTAACTCTTCCATAATAACAATAGGTTCTATTGCAGAATTGTTTTCAATATTCCTATAATGTTCATCAGATTTTTCCATACTAACTACTCCTTGTTACAAAATAATTTATATTCATCACAGTTATAGTGTATTAATGCTACAAAATGTTTACATTTACGGCACTCTCTACTAGCTATTTTAGTTATACCAATCCCATAAGGACAAGGTGTTACAGATTTACCTGTAACACCTTTTAATCTAATTACTAAAACCATCTCTCTGTACTTGCTTTAAAGTTAAGTAAACCTAATCGTTGTCTGTCGTTAGCAAACAAGTTAGTATTTTGAGGAATCATTAAGTCCGAGTCGTATTGACCATTCACAATCTTATCCCATAATGTCTTAAATCTGTTTAAAACATTATATTGAAACTCACGACCTATTATTAATCTGTAATCAGCTATAACAATAATTCGTTTAGCTGTATTATACACAGGAGAATGAACATAAATAGGAAATTCTTCTCCAAAAGGTATACCTAATAACCAACCGTATACACAGAATTGTAATGCCCACATATCACTTACTTCTTCTGCACCTAATTTATCGTGGAATTTTCTATGTGCAGGTAACCATTTTTCTTTTTTGTACAACCCACGAAATCCTTGAGTAGGACTTGTAGGTGTATTATACCCTTTAACTTTAAAGTCAAGTGGTACATTAAAACCATATTCCTTATCATAAACAATACCATCTAATTGCCCTAATAATGGTACTCCATCTAATTCTATTTGAGTGTGTTTTTCCACCCCTTTCCATTCAACAGAATTAACCAATCCCGACTGCTTATATACTTGTAAAATTTGTTCTCCTGCCATCATAGCTAAATCGTGTTCATCTTTAGGTTCACTCTCAAGTGAATCATATATCTTCTCAAGTGGCAAATCTGACTCGCAGTTTCTATACTTAATCAATAAGTCTTTAACTAATATATCAAAAGCAGTACCAACCTTAGCAGGCATTCCACTAGGTTCACGAGTAATCAAAGGCTTTTTCATTAACCGTTGAAGAAGACTCGTATAAGGCATATTCTCAAAATTAATTAAAGCTGACGGACTCAAATATTTTGGTATCTTATCATAAATCATCTAATTCTCCTGTATAAAGTAATTTTATTTTATAGCTTTCTTTAATTCTTTTACAAAAGCATTTATTGTAATCTTCAAAATACTTGTCTAAAAAAATACCTATTCTTTGTGTAATTTCAACTACACTTTGTGATGGTAATTCTCCAGATATAGAAGCATTTTCTATGGCAAACTCTAAAGCTTGTAAATCCTTTTTATCATAAATCATTTTACCCTCCTATTTTAGTAAGTGAAACATTTCTTTGTGAAACAAGTATTTTGCATTAGGTGGTTCAGTAATTAACCTTTTGTACATTCTCATTCGTTCAGTATATTTTTTAGACCCTCGCAAATCATCTGAACAAATAGCATATACTCTGACCCCTGCATCAAGCATCTTAGGTATAACAATTTTTTGTGCATCAGTAGTACTAATATAAGTGCTTTTAATATCTTTATAAACCTTAAACTCAATCCACCTATCTCCATAATTCTTATGATAAACATAATAGTCGGGCAACCCCGACATATTTTGTGAACCAACAATATTTTGACATTCCCAACCTCTACTCTTGAGTAGTCTCACAAAAGGGTCTACTACATTGGTACTCTCTTTTTGTCTAGCCATTTATCCTACCTTTAGCAATATTAAAATATTTTTCATCTATTTCAAAACCAATAAAATCTCTTCCTGTATTCATACAAGCAACACCTGTTGAACCACTTCCCATAAAAGGGTCAAGAACAATACCACCTTTTTTTGTTGAATTTTTTATAAGTGTTTCTAATAAATCAACTGGTTTTTCACTAGGATGAGTTTTATTTCTAACATTATTGAAATTTAAAACACTTTTAGTACCACAATTATTTATTTTAACTGCTTTACCTTTACGAAAAAATATTATATATTCGTGAGATGACATATAATACATATTAGTAATACAATTATTTTTAGACCAAATTAAAGTTTTAAATATTTTTAACCCTATATCAGTAATTTTATTTAAGAATTCTAGTAAGTTTTTATCATTACACATTATGTAACCGTGACCACCATCTTTTAATACTCTTTCTATTTGGTATATGTAATCTGAAATGTTCACATTATTATTAATAAAACCCCCATTACCATTTACAAAATCTTTATTCTTTAGCATACCCCCTGTACCACCACTATTACCTCTTTTAGTGGTTTTATAAGGTGGGTCTGTTAGTACCAAATCTACACTATTATTTGCAACTCTTATAAAAGTTTTAATAACATTTTCATTATATAATTCTACCATTACATACCTCTATAAATGTTAGAGTGTTGTGGAACACCATCAGCAGAAACTAAATTAAAACCAAATCTTAATTCAGAACCTAGAGGATATTTTTCTTTACAAACAGATAATATAGACTCCGAGTCAGTTAAACCACTTACACTAAAAACAGTAGTACGACCAATAAACTCGTCTTTGAATCCGTGAATCTTTTCAAACTTATCGTCCCAAGTAAGTTCTACCATAATAGCACCAATCTTACCAATCTTACGACCAGTTTTTCCTGCCACATAACTAACAATAGTAGCTTCTGTTTCGTAAACAGGTTTAAATTTAAGGGTGCTTTTACTTCTCTTATTAACATACTTACCATAAGGATTGGCAAATACTAAACCCTCCCAACCATTATCAATTACCTCTTGTAGAGCATCATTAAGCTGTACTTTTTGGTTTAACTTAGTTTGTTGTACCCATTCAAAATGGTCATTATTATCAGTAACTCTCCTCATATCTAATCGTCCTCTAAAAGAAGCATTAAAGTCCGAGTCGTATTGACCATTAAACCATTCGGGAAAAGTATCCACAGGCTTAATATCAAACCCCATTAATTTAATAGGATTCCACAATTCACTTATACAATTCTTTAACCGAACAGTCTTTTTAATATACTGTAAATCATCATCACACCATAACTCCCCGTGAATAGGTCTGCCCACAGGTAAAGAATCAAGAAATTCTTTTGGTGCATTAACCATTTTAGTTCCTGCACTTCTACCTAGTGTCCATAAGCCACTAGAGTAACCCTCATTATCCTTAGTAAAAGGTAATTCACTTAGAGGTACTCCACGAGAGACACCACCATCCCAAATAACACTAAAACCATTGTACTTACGAGATACATA